GCAAAAGAAATTTAATAAAGGGCTGTTTGGCCATGAAAAATATTTTTCAGGAATAAAAGAACTTGAATTAAGACAAAAAAATATAAATAAGGTTATTAATATGCAGCGAAAAAAGGAACAAACGGGCCGGTTTGTTAATATTAACGAAAAAACTCAAATTTTTATTAAATACTGTGAGGATTGTGAAGAGAAAATCCAGCATTTTTTAATGAAAATACATGAGGCTGAAAAAAGGACAAATTAGATGTTATTTTAATTATTTTTTTGTATAATTCGGAAATTATTGTTTTCAACATTTTAAACAAATAAGCTTTTTATTCTTTAAATAGTAAAATATGTCGTATTTCAGTGAAAACAGGGCAATACATAGGAACGAAAAGAAACTTTCATTTCAGGGAGGTAATTAACTTATCTGTCCCTGAAATTGAAAGCATTAGACTTTTGCCCCCTGTTACGAAGAAAATAAAACATAAGTTTTATAAATTTTATCCTAATTAATTTTAATAAAATGTCGGATGATAATGTCATTCAAGAGAATATTGAAGACGAGTTGACACCTAAACAAAAAGTTTTTTGTCATGAATATGTATATGATTGGAACGGGACAAGAGCCGCAATTAAAGCAGGATACAGCGAAGATACCGCAAGACAAATAGCCTCGCAAAACTTAACAAAGCTTAACATTCAAAAGTACATAGATCAATTAAAATCTAATCTTGCTGAATCTGCTGGAATTTCTCCATTAATGGTATTGCTTGAGCATAAAAAACTTGCCTTTTCTTCAATTGCGCGCCTTCATTTAACATGGATAACCCGTAAAGAATTTGAAGATTTAACAGAGGATCAAAAATCTTGTATTCAAGAAATATCAACAAAAACTCAAATCCTATTTGATAATGTAAAAAATAAGCCTGTTGAGGTTGAGTATATTAAAATTAAACTATATGATAAACAAAAAAGCCTTGATTCAATTAATAAAATGTTAGGATATAATGAGCCAGATAAGATAGACTTATCAAATAAGGGAGATAAATTTGAAGCAATTGATTATACTCAATTAGATGAATCAGTCCTTAGAGCAATTACTAAAGCAAGTAAGCCCAAAAAAAGCCAGGATTGAACTTTCCAGGCGATATATTTTAGATTTCGTTCAATATATCAATTCTGATTATATCGTAAATTGGCACCATAAACTATTATGCCAATATTTAAATAAATTTGTAAGCGGAGAAATAAAAAGGCTTATGATTTTCATGCCGCCTCAACATGGAAAATCACAATTAGTAAGTAGATCGCTTCCGGCTTTCCTTTTAGGTAAAAATCCACATTCAAAAATCGTTGTCGCTTCATATTCTTCTGATCTTTCAAGCACTTTCAATAGAGATTGTCAAAGAATAATCGAAAGTGAAGATTATAAAGAGGTATTTCCTGAAACATCATTAAATAAAAATGCCGTTGTTTCTCAAACTGGCTGGTTAAGAAACTCAGATATATTTCAAACTGTTGGATATGGTGGCTTCTTTAAAGCCGTAGGAGTTGGCGGAGCGTTAACAGGCACAACAGCCGATTTCGCTATTATTGATGATCCGGTAAAAGACAGCATGGAAGCGATGTCGTCTACTTTTCAGGTACGTAACTGGAATTGGTATAATGATGTTTTATTCACCCGCATACATAATGATTCTGGTATTTTGATAACCCAAACGAGATGGGATGAGAGGGATTTATCGGGGTTGCTTCTAAAATCCATGAATGATGATAGGGGAGAAAAATGGACAATACTTTCCTTGCCTGCAATAAAAGAAGATGATTTAAATCCTGATGATCCTAGGCAAGTAGGCGAAGCGTTATGGCCGGATCGGCATAGCTTAGAAAAGCTAAGAATGATACAAAAATCAAACTTAAGAACATTTCAAAGTTTATATCAGCAAAACCCAAAACCAACAGAAACAGGAGGAGAATTTTATAAGCAGTTTAAGATTTGGCGAAATGTAAAGGATTTTGAATATAAGTCAGATTTGACTATCCATTTAACTTTTGATTTTAATGTTAATCCTGGAATGCACGTTGGGGTTTGGCAGGTTGATGGCAAAAAAGCATGGAAAATAAATGAGGTAATAACCACTTACCCAAGAAATAATACACGAGGATCATGTCAAGAATTTAAAAGGATATACCCGTCCCATAAAGGAGGATTGATTGTATATGGCGATCCATCGGGAAATAATAAGGATACAAGAAACGAGGATGGATTTAACGATTATAGCATTATTGAAAGGGAATTAAAAGAATACAGGCCTTCGTTTAGAGTTGCAAATAGCCATCCATCTGTTAGGATGAGAGGTAATTTTATTAATTCTGTATTTGAATCAAACGTACAGGGATTAGAATTTTGGATAAGCCCAAAATGTACTAAAACAATTGAAGATTTAATGTTTATAAAAGAAGATTCTGATGGAACTAAGCTGAAGGAAAAAGCAAAGGATTTAGGGACGGGTGTAATTTATGAAAAGTGGGGCCATTTAAGTGATGGTGATGATTACTTCTATTGTGAATGCTTTAAAAACGAATATAATGTATATCAAAATGGAGAAAATCCAATATTGCCAGGTATGACAAAAACGGTAATCAGGTCTGCAAAATACACCTTCTAAATAATATATTTGTATTTTATAAAAAATATTCGTATAATTTGCGAAAATAAAATTGTATGATTATTACAAGGGACACGTTAGCCTCTCTCAATTTTGGTTATCTTAATGGCATTGACCTATTGCAATTTTGTCCCGAAGAACTTCTTATCAAACAATATGCTATTAACCCTGCTTTGCTTCAAACAGGATGCAATCAGGCATATTCATATCTTAAAGGGAAGCTTTGTAATCTTTACGATTTAAACAAAGTCCTATCAAACGCAAATCAAAACTTAAAAAATCAGACTGGTAATATTTCGGTTGTTATTCCGGCAAATACTTATGTTAGCAGGATTAGTCTAATTGCTAGTAGCTCATTAGATCACATGCTAAGGCTTACAAGTATGACTAGTGTAAACAAAAGTATAGCCATTAACCCTACTGTTTCTGTAGGTACGACATTAAACGGAACTGATTTGCTAGAAAATAAAGACGTTAATAATTTTATATGGTTTTTTAATAAATATTATACATCACAAACAACTCTGTATTTTACCATACAAGGGAATTGTGATATAAACATAACATCTGATTCGGGCGTTAAAATGCCAGCCGTTTCACCGATTGGATTACTTAATCAATCAGGGGCTTTCCAATATACAATCCCAGCGAATACTTATATTTATCAGATATTTGGCGAAATATTACTATCAACTCCATCGGTTAAAATAGGATTAACCCCGGGAGGGATAGAAATATTGCCATTGACTTTAATTAACAATACAGTATTACCTATTTTGCAGCAATATTTCTCAGTTGATACAATTTTGTATTTTAATGTTTCGGGCGGTTTTGCTAATCTCAGTTTTGACTTAGGATATAACTTTGTTGCACCAACGCCTAAACCATTCGATATTAAAGATGACACATTAACCGAAGTGCTTTCCTTGCTTGCTTTAAAAAGAATATTAGGATCGTTAGCAAGCAATAATAAACAATTAATGGAATTATTTGAAGAAAACAAAAATACTATATTAGATATTCAGGATGGGACAATGGGATTAACATTACCCTCTGCACCTTCGCCTTTACAATCTATTCCGCATACAATTTCAAGTAGTTTTAAAGTTATAGGATAAATATATGGCCTCATCTCAAGCAAGACGTGAAAGAAGATTAGCATTACAGGCTCATTTTGCCTCAAATGGTGGCTACGGAACAGGAAACAACAATTCGCAGGTAGCTACAGGAAACAAACCCGGGGTTAGTCCTTTCATGATCCCTAAGCAGGTTGGGCTAAATATCATTTCAAAACATTTTCCCGATAATTATTATGTTGATTGGTCTCCCGAATCATGGAGACAAGCCTGCGACCAAGCTCAAAAACAAGGATTGCCAGTAAGCTATTCGGCTTTGGCCAATTGGGCTTTTGAAGCAAGTACGTTTATCCAATCGTTATTTGTTGAACTTGGAGATGGCATATTAAAGATACCTTGTAATTTGATTGATCCCAAAACAGGCAATGTTGATGAACTTTGGACAGAAGAAATTTGTAACAAAAGATGGGTCAAAGATTTAAGAAAAGAGATAGCATGGTCAAGGTTGTGGGGTTTTGAAGGGATTAATATGGATCCGTTGAACAATCGCATTTATAAATATCCAATGTCCCAATTAGACCCTATCAATAGGATGCTAAGATATGATACTTATAATTATAACGATGGCCTTTATTTTGATAAAACACCAAATTTGTTATTTTTACAACCATCAACTTCTTACGAAGCTTTTTTAGGTTGGATGCAACCTATTACAAGGGCGTTTATTTTAATGAACCAGAATTCAATGAACTGGGTACAAGCTGGAAGGCGTTTAACGTTTCCACTTTTAACAATTGGCTATCCGGCTGCATCAACAAACATAAATGATGAGTATACTTTAGAAAATCCTTTCAAAGCAGAGGCCGAAAACTATATTTCAAATGTTGATCCATCAAAGGCCTTAGCTTATCCATACACAAGAGACCGTGAAGGTAATATTCAAAAAGCTTTTGAACTTGACATAAAAGAAACATCAGCCAAACAAAATATCCATAAGATTTATCAAGAATTTAACACGGATGAAAAAAATTCCATCCGTGAATTAGTATTTGGCGGCACTCTTACGAGCGATGCGGGTAAGTTCGGAACAAAGGGGCTTGGCGATGTCCATGAAGGCAAATATGATACTGCTATACGTGCCAGGAGCGATGAGGTTTTGGATATTCTTAATGATGAAACGGATTTTCTTTGGAAGATTAAAAAGTTTTATACGAACTTTCCTGATAATTTGCGGTTTTCTTCAAACGAATCTAAATCTTACGGAATAGATGAAGTTAAACTTTTATCTGATTCTATGTCAGAAATGGGATTGCAGTTAACCCCTAAGTTCTTTATTAAATATGGACTTGACGAAGAAGATATACAGGAAGCCCCAAAACCCATAACTCCGAGTTTTAATAAACTGGACAATGGCGAAGAAACAGAACTTTCAGTATCCTACGATAAACCTGGGCGTTCTTTGTTAGGGTTAAAAAAAAAATACTAATTGGGAGCCAATATACCCATTTATCAATTAAACCTAAAAAAACAATCCCTGAAGATTTAGCGAGTAATAAAATTGAAAAGGTTTGGAACAATCCATCTAAAAAATTTATTGATTTAGAATCTTACAAGGCTTACCAAAAAACATTCCTTTCAACTCTTAAAAAAGAAACATCAATAGAGACGTCTTACGATGCATTTAAAGACACGGCATGGTTTGAAAGGTACATGTTAAATACAGCCCAATTCAGTGCGGCAAAAGACTTATCCGAAACATTGGCATTACAAAGATTAGCTGTTTCATCAGACGGATTTAACGATTTCAAAGAAAAAGCATATAAAGAAGTAACATCTATTAATCGCGACCAATGGTTAAGGGTCGAAATGGATGTTTGCAACCGGAACGCTGTTATGGGCGAAGGATGGCGCAAAATGGAAGAATCAAAGGATTTATATCCATATTGGGCTTATAAGACGGAACAGGACGATAGGGTAAGGGAAGAGCATGCTGCTTTAGACGGATTGGTTTTTCAGATTGGAGACCCTGAGGGTGATGCTGTTTGTCCTGTATGTGATTGGAATTGCAGGTGTTCGACTGAACCTGTAGACGATCAATATTTAAAAGAAAACGATAAGCAGGTTTCAAAAGGTTCTGATTATTTAACAGAGAATGATCCCGAGACCGGAAAGCCATATATAAACGAGGACTTTCGATTTAATCCGGGTATCACTGGCCCGATGCCTAACGATAGCAGTTATTCAGAAGTGTTAAGCTCAGCAAATAAAGTACATGCTGAAATGTTTGATTTACCAATATCTAATAGCACCGAAGAGCTTTTGACCGATCCTATTGATATGTCGAAAATCAATAATTATGAAAAGTATGGTTTGGATGAGGATGTAACAAAATCAAGGAAAGGAATGCCGTTATTTAATAGGATTTCTAACAAAGATTTTGTATCTTTAGCTGGGGATACGCCAGATTCAGACCTTATTATTAATAAAATTGATATTGGCAAGATGTCAGAAAATGATATTCGTATAGCTATTACGACAGACAAATACGAAAGTTTGGTCACAATGTCCCAATATGGGAAAGATATATCCTATGATATTAACCATGTTGATGTATTTAAAGAATTTGAGGGGCATGGGTTAGGGGCAAAAATGTTCGCCAATATGTTGGATGCCTCAGAAAAAAGTGGTTTTGAGAATATTGAATTGAGGGCGGCAAAAGGATTACATGATGGGAAAGAGTATAATGGATATTATACGTGGGCCAGGTTTGGGTTTGAATTACGAAATCCTCAACAGCAAGAATATTTTTTAAAGTTGGTTAAAACTCAGGGAACAAACGAAACAGTAAGGGGCGCAAAAACCTTACAAGAATTAATGAGAACCAATGAGGGCCAAAAATTCTGGAAAGAGAAAGGATTCGATTACCTTGGTCGGTTCAATATTAAAAAGGATAAGAATTATTTCTTAAATTACTTTAACCATAGATTTGATTCAAAAGTTATAGTTAAAGCTATCGAAAAGCCAGATTTTATATTTAAACCAGCCAAAACGTTGGAAATTGTAACCGAAAGATTGAAAAATGCAGGAATTTTGCATGTTGATATATCAGATTTATCAATCGACTCGGCCAATGCTATTTTAGAAACTATAGAAAAAGAGGCATTAACCTCAAAAATATCACTTTCTAAAATTGAAACTATATTTGAAGATTCTTACATTAAAGCTAGTTATGATTTTGTAGAAAATAAAATATCAATTAATTTAAAAAATATTGAAAAATTTTCTAATTCTGGAATAATTAATTATCCTGAAAGATTAAAAGGTTATGAACAGCAATTTAGTGAATTAAAAAAACGAATTGACAAATTAAAACCTGCTAAAGGTGCTAGGTTTGATATAATAGATAAATATAATTCATTGAAAGAACGTATTTTAGATATTAAAAAAAGAATAAAAAATAATGAAAATGCAATTCAATGGTCTGTTTCTTCTTCAGCTAAAACAAAAGAAGAATCTATAAAAATAAGTACCCAACATGAATTAGGTCACCTTCGGCAATATAAATCTATTG